GCAAGATTATTTGTTAGAAAGCAATCTCCATTTGGAATTGCAGGATCTGTAGAATTAGGTACAGTAAGACTTAATTCAAGACTTGATCCAGATGTAGAAATGCTATTAAAGACATTTAGACGAAATAAGGGGCTTGCTTACTAATGATTAAAATTAATCAGGTACGAGATGCATTAGGTAAAAACTTAAACACAATTACAGGTATTAGAATTTATGATACAATACCAGATGTGGTAGTTCCACCTTGTGCAGTAGTTGGACAATTAGATTTCACATTTGATGTTAACAATGCACGAGGTCTTGACCAGGCATCTGTTGATGTATTTGTGATTGTTCAGAGAATATCTGAAAGAGCAGGACAAGATAAACTTGATGAACTTTTGGCAGGTACAGGATCTAAATCCATTAAAACTGCCTTAGAATCAGATAGAACATTAGGTGGACTTGTAAATACTCTAAGAGTTATAAGTGCTGAAAGTGGTACTTATATTACTGGAGATCAAACATTTTTATCTTATCGTTACAATGTAACAATATGGGGCTAAGGAGAAAACAATGGAATATATCGTAACCTCACCAACTAAACTTGGTGGTAAAGAATTTGGTGATACTTTCACCGAAAAAGAATTACTTGATGTAGGAGCAAATATTGATTTGCTTATTGCAGCAGGTAGCATCAAAAAAGCAACACAAGTAAGACAGGCTCCAGAAGTGTCACAAGCACCGAAAGTGTCTGATTTCAAATCAACAAATTACGAAGGAGATAAATAACAATGGCTCGTTTAGTACTTACAGACGCAGTTGTGGAAATCGGATCAACCGCTCCACTAACTGATATTTCAGAGTATGTAACCAGCGTTACACTCAACACACCAGAAGATGTTGTTGAAACTACTGCTATGTCAGCAGTTGGAGCAAGAACAAGAACTTCAGGCCTTAAGGATCACTCAATAACACTTGAACTAAATAATGATTTTGCTTCAGGTGCTCTTGAATCAGTAATCTCAACAATTGGAATTGGAAATTTGGCACTTCTAACAGTTAAGCCAACTTCTGCTGCAGTTTCTGCAACAAATCCAATTTACAAGGCGGATGATTCAGGAACTGGCGCAACAAAGGCTGGTAAAGTTCTAATTTCTGAGTGGACACCACTTAATGGAGCAGTTGGCGAATTGGCTACTGTTTCTGTTACATGGCCTGTTAGCGGACAAATCGTAAAAGCGACTTCCTGATAACATGTCAGCATTAGTCTTAACAGATGTTCAGGTATTACTTGGGCCATGTGCTGCAGGTGGTAACTGTTTAAGCGGTACACCTGCTTATGATGTTAGTGAATGGGTAACAAGCGTTACTCTTTCTACTACTCATGACATTTTTGAGACTACCCAAGTTAACGACACTGCTAAAACAAGAGTTCCAGGACTTGCAGACAATGTGGTATCAGTTGAATTCAATCAAGACTTTGGATCAGGAATACTTGATTTAGAGTATGTAATGAATCAACCTGGCGCAGCAAGTTTAATTGGAACAATTGGCAGAATGTTAATTAGACCCAATAATGCCGCAACCAGTGCAGGTAATCCTCAATATTATTTTGAGGTGGTATTTTCAGAATGGCAACCACTAAGTGGTAGCGTTGGAGATATCTCAACTATACAGGTTACATGGCCAGTTAATGGTGTCATAAATAAATCATATTCATAAAACCTTGAAGGGGCTAATATAATGGATGGAATAAAAATCAAAGTCAAAACAACAGATGGACAAGAAGGACTATTTCCTTTAAGACCAAAAACAATTGTTGCTTTTGAAAATAAATTCAATAAGGGATTTGCTAAATTATTAAGCGAAGACCAAAAATTGGAACACATCTACTTTCTTGCATGGGGCGCCATGAGAGACAGTGGTAAGGTAGTAAAGCCTTTTGGTGAAAGTTTCCTTGATACGCTTGAAAGCGTTGAGTTGGTATCTGACCCAAATTCAGAATCCACAGAGACAGCCTAACCTATACGGTAGCAATGATCTCTGTGGAGACTGGCTTATCTCCAATTGATTTGCTTGAAGCGCCTGAAGGCATACTTGAAGCAATCGTTATTTATCTCAAGGAGCGATCCAAGAATGCGAGCAGGAAATGATTAAGAACGAATTGACATTGACTGGTGTCAAAGAGACAATTAGAGATCTCAAAAATTTTGATAAAGATGCTCTAAAAGAGTTTAATAAAGTTCTTAATTCTGAATTGCGTACTCTCAAAAGTGAAGCACAACAGTCTGTTTCACAGGATCCACCACTTAGTGGATGGAATACGCAACCTGCTCGCAATCCTCGCACTCGTGGTGGTGCTGGATGGCCTGCATGGAATCAAAGTATTATTAGGGCTGGAATCTCTTCTACAAGGGCTGAAGGCAAGGTTGGTCGTGACTATACAACATCTGTTGCAGCATTAAAGAATAAATCTGCTGCTGGTGTTATTTATGAAATTGCAGGTAGAAAAAATAAAACTGGTGGCAAAAGAGGATTTATTAGTAATCTAAGTAGAAGAGATAGTCAGTTTATGCCATCTCGTTTAGTCTGGAATGTAATAGATAAAAATAGAGGTCAGGCTGCTAAGAATATCTATGATGCATTTGAAAAGGCTAAATCAAAATTACAAGCAAGATTAAATTCAAGGAGTTAATAAAGTGGCCTATAGCGCAGTAATTGCAAGAATTGCCTCTCAGTATTCTGATAAAGGTACTAAGGCTGCTCAAAAAGACATAGCAAAACTCAATAAAAAATTTGATGCTATGGGTAAAAGAGCAGTTCTGGCTGCTAACGCTGCTGCTGCCGCATTTGTTGCTTTATCTATCAAGATTGGAAAAGATGCTGTTAAGGCAGCAGTTGATGATGCTAAATCACAGGCACTCCTTGCTAACACATTACAAAATGTTACTGGCGCATCTACTGAAACAGTAAAAGCAGTAGAAGCACAAATAGCCGCATTATCTGAAAGCACAGGAGTTCTTGATGATGAACTTCGTCCAAGTTTACAGCAGTTCCTTCTTTTAACCAAGGATATTGAAAAGGCACAATTCTTACAGGGTATTGCTGTAGAATTAGCGGCAGCAAAAAATATAGATGTAGCAACTGCCACAGATATAGTATCAAAAGCATATAGAGGTCAATTTAAAGGACTTCAAAATCTTGGTATTGCATTAGACGAAAATATTGTTAAAAATAAAGATGCTGCTGGTGCTCTTAAAGCAACAATGGAGGCTACAAAGGGTGCGTCTGCTGCAGCAAATAAAGCAGATCCATTTAAGAAATTAAATAGAGATGTTCAAGAATTATACGAATCATTAGGAACAGCATTACTACCAGTAATGGTAGAATTTGTTAATTATTTAAGATCAACTGTTATTCCTGCACTTGAAGAATGGGTAAGAGTAAACAGAGAAGAAATACAAAAAAGCCTTCAAGAAATAGTAGATAAGGCTACTGGATTTTTAAATTCGTTAATAGAAGTTGACAAGATGCTAAGAACATTCAACTTAAGCCTTGTTGGTGTAGTTGGAGAAGTAACTAAATTACTTGCAGTTGTAAACTTAGTTGTTGCTGGCGGTATTTTAAGAGGATTAATTACAGACTCAATTAAAATGGCTGGTGCAGTATCAATACTTGAAAAATCTTCTGCTACAGGCAAGATACTTGCATTCTTTACAAAAATGGGTGCTGCAGGTTCAGCACTTGCTCCATTAGGAACGAAGATTGCTAAAATTGGAGTAGCCCTTGCTGGATTTGCTAAAGGCTCCTCATTTGCAGCAAGAGCATTTGGACTTCTTTTTAAAGTATTTAATGCATTCTTTAAATTAAGCCCTCTTGGAAAAATAGTAGCATTATTTTATGGCGTTCAATTACTTGCAAAAGGATTTAATTGGCTTAAAGATAAAATTAGCGGTACTGATGAAGTAGTAAGAAAAAAAGTTATAGTACCTGTACAAAATGCTCAACAGGCTACAATTGATTATTTTGATGCATGGACAGAAAGAACTGTACAGCAAAAGAAAGATGCAGAAATCCTTGCTCAAATTGCTAAAGATAAGGCTGCTGCAGATAAGAGAGCAGCACAAGAAGCCAGAATAGCAGCAATAAAGGCTCAAATAGCAAAGAAGTTTGGTGTCAAATTACTTGACGAAGAAACAAGGGCTGAAGTAGATGCTAAGGCAATTCTTTATAACCTTGAGCGAAGCAGAAAAAATGCTCAAGCAGAAATAATTAAACAAGGTGAAATATTAAAGGCTCTTAATAAGGCTGCCCTTGAAGAAGAAATTAAATTAAGAAGTCGTCTACAAGATATTCTTAAAGCCTATAGCGATGATCAAAAGGTTGATATCGTTGAAGTAGGTATTTTAGCCAAGATGTGGGGCACCACAAGTGAGGCTGCAGCATTATATGTAGATCAAATATTAGCAGTTGCTGATCAAAAAATTAGTGATGATGAGGTTAATAATCTATCAATCATGTGGGGCATATCTAAAGATCAAGCAGCAAAATATTTAGACTTTGTTAAGGCTGTAAGTGATGGCAAAATATCTGATTCAGAAATAAATAACCTTGCTTCTAAATGGAATATGACCAAATTAGAAGTAATGAAATATGCTGACTTTGTTATTGCAGTACAAGATAGAGATTTAAATGATGAAGAAGTACAAAGATTAAAAGACAAATGGGGCCTAACTAATGAACAAGTTGCTGATTATATATTAGCAATTGGTGCTCCAGTCAAATATACTGGAACAATTCTTGATCCTGATTCTATTAAGAAATTAGAACAAGCATGGTTGGCAGCATTAGCAGCATTAATTAAATATAAGAATGCTTTAGGTAATGGTGGCTTTAATAATCTATTACCAGATAATACTGATCCAAATGCTCCTGGAAATGATCCTAAAATCATTGCAGATGCCAACGCAGCCGCCGCAGCAGCAGCCGCAGCAGCAGCAGACGCAGCAGCCGCACTTGCAGAATCAGAAGCAGCATTGGCAGCAGCAGCCGCAGCATCAAGTGCTTCAGCAGCAAAAGATTATGCATTGGCCAAGTTAATTGGAGATACAGATGCTATGGCTGCAGCAGCAGCAAAGGTTAATCCAAGTACTATAGCACAAGCAGAAAGCGGTGCAATTGGAGCAGCATCCATAGCAGCACAATTAGCAGCAGCAGAAAAACAACTTGCTTTTGATAGAAATATGGCAACCTACGCTGCATTCCAACAAAAAGAAAGAGCAGATGCAGCAGCAGCAGCAGTGGCATCGGCAACAACTTCATCTGCATATGATTATGATGAAAGATTTAGATTTATGAATATGTCTGCTCAGTCAAACACCCTAACAAATGCTAAGGCTATAACTGGTGGAAATCTAATGGCTGCTCCAGTAGTAAATGTAACTGTTCAGGGATCTGTAACATCAGAGCAAGATTTAGTATCTGCTGTAAGAAATGGTCTATTGGCAACACAATACAATGGTAGCGGATTGACATTGCAGGCGATATAAAATGACACTACCAGTACTTAAAGTAGAAATTGACTTCTCATCAGGTCCATCATTTTCGTATCCACTTATCTTAGATGATACATCTTATGGATTTTTAGATGTAAATACTCTGGGTGATGCACCAGCAGACATAGTAGATATTACAAATCAGGTTATAAAAGTCTCTACTCGTAGAGGCCGTAACCGTATTCTTGCTAACTTTGAGGCTGGAACTGCGACGGTAGTATTAAATGATCCCGATTCAGACTTTAACCCATTTAATCCAGCATCTCCATATTACACTAAGTTAATTCCTTTGCGTAAAATAAGAATATATGCAGAAACACCATTAGATGGTGACACTGTAGAAGTTAATATATTTTCAGGATATATAACATCTTACGATACTGGATTTTATCAAGGTGTAGATAGTACTTCTACAGTTACCTTACAATGTGTAGATGGATTTAGACTTTTATATAATGTTGCTACAGGAAATGCTCCAGTTCCAGGCTCTCCAGCAGGTCAATTATCAGGTGTAAGAATAGATTCATTATTAGATTTTGCTGGATGGCCAACATCAATGAGAGCAATTTCTTCTGGTAATTCTACTATGATGGCAGATCCAGGTGGAAATAGAAATCTACTACAAGCAATTCAGACTGTTGAACAATCAGAATTTGGTGCTTTCTTTATGTCCAGATCTGGAAAAGCAAGATTCTTAGATCGTAGAACTGTAACATTATTAGCAGATGGAACTCCAAGATTTTATTCAGATAATAATACTCCTGGATCCCTTCCATATGTAAATCTTGACCTTGCATATGATGACCAACTTATTCTTAATGATGTTACTGTAACAAGATATAACGATGGGACAATACCTGCTCCTGTACCGCAAAATGTCCAGGATCAGTTTAGTATTGACACTTATTTCATAAAATCTGGACAAAGAAGTGATATACTTGTACAGACAGATCAAGAGGCTAATGACCAGGCAAGAACTCTGCTTGCTTCTCGTAAAGACGCAGAACTAAGAATTGACTCCATGACATTAACTATTACTGGAGATAATAACGAAGATAATGTTTTTATTAACTTATCATCAGATATTTATTCTCTTGTTTATATAATTAAAACAATGTCAGGTGGATCAACTGTTGCTCGTGAATTATTTATTCAAGGAGTTCAACATGATATTACGCCTAATTCATGGACAGTAAAAGTACTAACAGCAGAACCAATAATTCAAGCATTCATTTTAGATTCAGGAACTCAGGGGCTTCTGGATGTAAATGTATTAACATACTAAAGGAGAAAAAATATGCCTACAGGCAGTCCAAACGCTGGTTATCTTACCTTTAACACAGGT